TTCAAAACAAACATCATCAAAAACATAGTCGCCTATTTCTAACCATTTTACTTCATGTTGTATTCTAAGTGCTTTTGCTTTTTGAACAACAAGTTTAGATAACTTTGAATTTTCTCTTGAATCAATTACTAACATTATTATACCTCCAACATTTGCCTACACAAAATCCTTCGCTGATGAGCCTATCACAATGAGGCGTATTATAATTATTATATACAGTAAATCTTGAATGCTTTATTGTTTCATTTTTATCCCAGTCTAACCATACTGAATCAGAATCAGAAAAGACTTTTTCTAATTCTTCAACTATCAATTGATGAACTTTTTGTTTATCAGCAACATTAGTTAAATCAGTATAACCTGACAATAAATCACGATACCAAGAAACAAGGTATGCTCTTGCTAAATGCGTGGGATTTTCCACCATGACCGCATTATGCAAACAGGGCAACATAGGCAATTTACCTACGCTTGAAGGCACAGAAACAGACCCCTCCATAGCCTCAATAGGGGGTGCTTTTGGGAATACTACCTCTTTATTTCCTCCCTTTTTGAAGGGTAAATGGCGAGGCTTAAGAGCCATTGTAAGTATTTCTTCAATATCTAAAGATAAATCATCAACAGTTAAAGGAATGCAATACCGAGCATTTCCTTTACCATCAGAAGATGACATATTTACTGTATTAGGAACTCTTCGTAATCTTGTCGTTTGTCCGACTCTTTCATCAAGAGTATTATTTTTACCAACTTTCATTATCAAATATTCTTTTATTTCTTTAAAAAATGTTTGAACATCTCTCATATTTTTTGTTCTTTTTCCAAATAAAAATAAATGAAAACCACGACCTGAGAAAAACAAAGTATGTTTGTAATCATTCAATACTACCAATTCCATCACCTGCTTAACATCACGCCATGCTTTGCCTAATTCATCTTCATGAGCATCAAAATCTAAAAATATTCTATCAATAATTACACTTGCTTCAACAGGCATTTTTTCTGTAAAGTATTCAAAATCATAAACAGTGGTATATACATTGGTTCTATTATTATGTGATTTAACAAACTCAATATAATCATTCTTTGTTGTCATCTTTTTTCTTCTCATTTGTGGAGCGTTCTTTATTTGACTCCCCGCCCAAACCATTCTCGGATATTTCATTGATATTTCCTCCAAAATTTACTGTTGCTGTACTTAACATATTTCTAATAATTCCTGCTACATCACCTTGTAATGTAGTCATAATTGCTTCTCTCATAGCATCTTCATAAACAAGGCCAACCCAAGTTTCGTTAATTCTAATATCTCTAATTATTTCATATCTTTCTGATAAAGATAACTCAAGATATAGTTCTTGAGAAAGAGAACCAATTGTTTCTTTTAAATTAGATATTTCATTAAAAGTCCAATTTTTTGATAGCACTTTCTTTTTGATTAATTCATTCATACATTTTCCTCCTGAAATACTTTATATCTGTAAACGCCAATCCTTGCAGGAATAACTACTTCAGTATTGCATTTATCACAACACCTACCGCTATTTACTGGTTCAGCATTATGTCCACTATCCCAATACATTTTCCCATTATGGTATTTTTTATCTATTTCTTTTTTACATATACTACATTTCATAATATCACAACCATGTATCTGTATTTGCGGCTTCACAAATACCAAAGAAAGAACAATGAGAGCAAGTCTTGTAATAGAACTTGGTTTCAAAATGTTTCTGTTCATAAGAATGAATTAATTTGGCTATATTATTCATTACTGAAGTTCTTGTTCTTTTCTTAACTGGTTCAACAGTAATATGATTAGCCGCAGGATAATACCAACCCCAATGACTTACTTCCATATCACTATTTAATCCATACTTGTCTAATATTTCATCAGCACAGTTTTCAATCATTAATTGATAAAAAGCCATTTCCTGACGCATAGATGTTTTCTTCCAGTCTTTCCAACCGCCTGTTTTATATTCAAAAGGAATAAGTTTTCCATTCTCAATAAATACACGGTCAATAATACCCTGTAATCTAACAACATAATCTCTTTGTAGTGGGAACTTACTATTCGTATCTTTAGGAATAGTAATTTCACAATCAAACATTTCTTCATTGATAATCGGTAAATATTCATCTGTTTTTCCTTCCGACTTAGCCTCAATAAATCGTTGTGCTTCAAATGCCGCTACTGTTAATGAAATATCATAGTATTCATCAACTGGCATTAAACTCGTAACATATTCAGTAATTTCTGAATTATTCATATTTTCTGCTTTCTTTACATCAAACTCATCAAAGAAATCTTCTCTATGATTATGTAATATCGTTCCCTTACGCATGGCTTCTGTTTGGTCTTGAGGTAATCTCTCAATATAACTAAACTCATACTTTTTAGGACACCAATTGAAAGACCCTAAAGAAGATTTACTAATCTTCAATATTGGTTTAGATGGGTCGTCAAAGTTTTCTGCTTCCCATTGATATGTAAATTCTCTCATTGACTTAATTCTTGCTTCATATACATCATCTTTATTCATTAGTTTCACCACCATTCATCAAGGCTTGTTTGCATATATCCTGTGCGGATAGATGAAATATCCCAACCCATAGCCTTGTAAATAGGTTCGGCTTTCTTTACTACTTGTTCAGCGTAGTGCTTCCAATCGGGGCTACAACCCTTAAAATCTTCATAAGTTATGCCCGATATGTATTCAACTTCTTTCTTTTCTTGAGTTAAAGGGTGAATAAATGTATCAAATGCGCCCTTTACTTTAATAAATAAATAAGAGTCATCAAATTTAGTGTCATTTTTCTCCCAAGCATATAAAACGCCAGCAATTCCTGAACCTATTGATGGTTTCTTTCCATCTAATGTAGTAAATTTAGTTGTTTCTGTTGCACATTTTTTACATACTGAATGTTTTAAGTCTAAACAATCTCTAAGATGATATTTAGCATTACATTCGGGGCATTTTACTGTGAATCTGTTAGGTCGTAATCTACTTCTTTTAATAATAGACTTTAAATCAATTTGTCCTGTTGATACTTTTAAATAAGTATCAAATAAATACATATTGATTTCCTTCTGTGATTTATTTTCAACCCACATTTTGAGAGTATTAGTTTGAACTCCTTTGGCTAATTTGGTTTCACTTACTCTTTTAGCAGTAAATCCTGTCATAGTAAATTTAGGTTCTTTTAACCATTCACCATCTTCCCAAGATACTAAACCAGCATTTCTGTTTTTAGTTGTTCCTACTCCTAATGCCGAAAAATACTTTTCAAATTCTAATACTACTGGGTGTTCATCTAATTCCATTATATTAGGAAAATGTTCTCTTACGCTTGCTTCAATTTCTTTAATCGCTTTTTTAGCAGTTTCAACGGAATCAATTTGTACATAAATAGAATCGGTATGTCCATAAACTACTTTCATAATATCACCGTAGCCAAGTAAAAAGTATTCCAACAGGTTGATTTTGCATTTTAGCAACTTCTTCTTGTAGTTCCTGAATACACATTTTAAGACTACCGATGCCTCTATTGTTTTCAACATGGTAATCTAAGTCTTTTTCTAAACCTCTAATTTTTTGTTTAAGGGTTTCTATTTCTCTTTTTAATTCTTTTAGTTCATCTTTCATATTATCACCGTAATTATTGTTATAATGGTTGCTATGTTCACGATATTTACCATCATTAATATCTTATTACTTCTTGCTATCATAGCCAGCAATTCTTCTAATAACTCATTCGTTCTGTCCATCATCACGATTAACACCCTGCTCCACATCTAAAATGATAGCATGACGCTTCAAGTTATTCATCATTTGAAATATTTCTTTTATTTCTTGCATGGTTATATCCCATGTTTCTTCGGTATCATACGATACTTTAACTGTTACTATTTTTGTTCTCATTTTAAACCCTCATATATACTCTTCTGTTTCTTTGCATACAATTAACTTTAATGTTTTTCTTTCTTTTGAGATACCAACCTATTGCGCTTGCATCACAAACAAATGTTGTTCCTCTTTTAGAAACTAAAGTTTCTCTTATTGCCGAAGCAGTTGTTCTTTGTCCTATTTCCATTTCATTGACTATTTCATCAATCCATCTTTTAACATGACTATTCATTAAAATCTCTCCTTATGTCCACAATTAGGACATTCAAACAATGCCCTTTCTCTTTGGTTAGTATAACCGCTTTTTCTCTTTTGATACCATTTACATACTAATTCTGTTTTACATATTACACATTTCATATTTTCATCTCCTGTTCTGCGGCACATCTTTTACAATGATATTTGCCTTCAAATTGAGGGTTATGTGCTAATGGTTTTTTACATTTAACTCTAGTCATAGTTTCTCAACTCCTTCGGAATACTCCAACTGATTATGTTTTCTTGTTTTCTTTTGTAGGCGTAATAATCTAACTTGTTTATGTTGTATAATCTTAAATCCGATAATACATCTTCAATTAGAGATTCCCACACCCAAGAAGTAAAACCCCTTGTTAGCCCAAATTTTCTTTTAACAAACAAAAATAATACTATATCAATAGGTATAGTATATACATAAGTAAAAGATAAAAAGGGTGCTATTGCTAAGGTAAGCAAGCCTAAACAATAGGCCATCAAGAAAAATGGAAAATGAATTACATTCAAATACTTTTCACCTAATGTTGATTTTCTTAGTTTTCTATGACTTATCCTAAACTCTCCTTCGGGGATAAAATCCCCATGAAAGTAATTCTCACGCATACACTTACGAATATATTTCTTTATCATACTTCCATCTCCTTTGCCTTAAATGCCGCTAATCTAATTGCTTCTCTTGCACTTGCAGTAATTGATGCCGCTAAATTAACATTAGCCCAACCGAATCCTTGAAAAGCAACGATACCGTAAAAAGAAGCCATTAATCTCTTTACAGCCATTTGATTGTTATACCACTTAGCATAATCTCCCGTTCCTCTTGCTTCTCTCATAAGTCGTTTATATTCATTTCGCAACTCCTTCAATTCTAATACTGCTCTTGGTAATAATCCAAGTTCATCTGTTTTAAAATATAACATATGTTCTCTTTCAACTGGACTAAAATCTCTTGGAGTTAGTATATTAACTGCAAATTCTGTTGGTTCTTGACTAATGGTTTCCCAACTTATATTACGAGCAATCATCATAGATGGATATAGACCTGCAAAATCAAAAGCGGCTACATTAAGATGTAATCCATTTGTTTCTTCGCTTAATGGGTCATAAATCATAGCCCCTTCATATTCTTCTCTTTTATCCACTTTACTTCCTGTTGGTGCTTTCCACCAAGCATTACGCATAAAATAAATAGAACCCATATGACTTGCATAAAAACAAGCATCAAATGGTGCTTTCAGTAATCTTTGAAGAGAAAGAATAGCCTCACTACAAAAGTTTGTTTCATCTATTTCAACAATCAATTTAACATCTATGAGGGCATACTCAAGATAAGTTTCTGTATCTTCTAACCAAGCCCTTCTATAAAATTCATTTGTATCTGGAAACTTTTCCGATACTAATTTCTTTTTACCGAGAACCGTTTCACTTATGTAATCTAAAGACATTGATGGTAATGTTCCTCTTTGAGAGTCATTCCATTGTCTTTCAAATGCTAAGTCCAATGAAAGAGTAATTCTCCCACCAATAGGTTGTTCGATAGGACTAAATCCATTCTCCGCATAAGCAAAAGAAAATCCATCTTTAGTCTTTTTAATACCTTTAATATAACCAATAGGCGACATAATGCAAGGATTCAAACCTACTGCACACGCTCTTTCTAATAGTTTAGGAATATCAGCAAAGTTCCCGAACCATGCAATTAACATATCGGGGTCTTTTACAACCATAGTTGTCATAAAGTTTTCAATCATATCTTTTTCATTATCAAAAATAAACTTATCAAAATCTTTCATGTCTTTTCCTTCTAAGGAATCATCGTAATTAGGAAACCATACCCATTGATAGTATTGCTTATCGTAATTGTCATAAACAACAATAGTAGTAATCTTATCATGGTTTTCTCCGCCTTGTTGCCATTCCATATCCCAATACCACTTACGCAGTTTATATTCAGGCATTTCATGTAATTCATCAACACAGTATCTAAAATGTAAAGGAACATCTGCTTCATAGGTTTTACCAAATATCTTCTTTGCTTCTCTAATATCATTTGCTGAATCCACTAATACTTTCTTTAGTGGCTTTTTATTAAGATTAACCCAATCACCACGCACATAACTAAAATCTCTTGTAATATACTTAGAAGCATTATACGCTGGCGGTTCATGCGAATCTTCATCAACAAAGAAATAGGGTTGAAAATCAACCATTTCATATTTCTTTTCACCGTTCTCTCTCCATGATTTATAAATTGTTTTACCATCGTTCATTTTGTTAATTATCATTATTATTCACCCATTGACTGTCGGGGCTTTTAATAGCATTCTATCATTAGATACCAATAAAAGCGGAAATTCATCTTTCATATAAACATTAATCATTTGGTCTTTTTCAAAGAAAGCATACACTGGACTACTAAATTCAACAGTCGCAGGTTCTCCCATAGGAAATACAGGAGTAATTACTTCTTCGTATTTATTTGTTACATTTTCTCTTGAAGATACTGTTAAGAGATTTTTATTATAATCAAACTTATAGACACCGTTTTTTACCAACTCGCAACTTTTAATCGCTGATTGTAGTTGAAGTTGAGTTAAAGTAAATGCTCCTTCAAATTGGGATTTACCAAAGTTAAATAGTGTCTGTGGTTGTATTTCATAAACAACATGATTTAACATATTTTTAATCCTAACCAAAGCATCATTGTTCGGGTGATTGACTACTATCGGAATAGAGGCTTTCTTATTTTCACTACTAATTGAAATAAAATCTCCAACCTTAAGAGTTATCTCATCACCAAAAGTTTTTAGATATGGTAGTAAAGTGGTTGTATCAACAACACAAGTTCCTTCGTTTATTTCACCAGTTAATGCAATATCAAGTTTTACAAAGAAAGTATTATTTCCATTCCAAATATTTAGAGTATTATCTTTAACAATAAGCATTACATAAGAACCAAGAGAAGTATTACCAAAACCACTATTTGTGCTTCCTTTTCCCTTAACTTGAATACTTGTTAATGCCTTGCTTAGTTTATCGCTTTCTGTTGTAAATATCAAATTAATCCCTCACGCAATTCAGGAATACCAGTCCAAGAAACTTTACCTGCACCAACAGTTAAAGATTCCCAAGACTTTCCAACAAGTTCTGTATTAGTTTTACTGCTTAACAGTTCTGCTTTATACACAACATCGTTCTTCTTGCGTGTTCTTCGGGTTGTAATAATTTGATGGAGATAATCTCCCCAATTATGCCAGTTAGGTTTAGAACCAATTACTTCACCAGTTGCTCCATAATCAGCCTTTGAATGTGTAATGTAGATTTGGTCGCAGTTTAGATTCTTACACATCATTAACAATGAATAAAACGGAGCATTTCTTTTACCCCACTCAAACTTCATTTTTTGCGGTTTTCCAATTTTAGAACTTCCAGTTACATGAAGTGTGCAACAATCTAACCATTTATCAATTCCATCAAATACAAAGAGAACATCTTCTCCTGCTTCAATTCTTTCTTTTACATACAAAACAAAA